TGGTTAGAGCGCCGGTTTGTGGTACCGGAGGTCGCGGGTTCGGATCCCGTCGATCGCCCCATTATTCTAAGGCTTTAAGCCTCCATCGTAACATCGCTCCAGAGTTCTTATGAACCTTCGAGCCTATTAGCTGCCTCTAGCAACACCCATTCGGGTACAGCGGAGTTGCCCTGCCGAAGCAACCACACGAGTTCGGCGGTAGTTAGGTCAGCAGACCGTTTGTCGAGAAGCGCCTTCTTCTTAGCGCGCCACTCGGCCCACTCTGCGTCTGTCTTCACCAGTCCAAACTCCTTGCTGCTTCCCTGAGGAAGTCAGGATGATAGCGGGCATAAACCCGCGTGGTTATGGTCGTGTCCTTGTGACCAAGGAACGACGCAATCTCTGTCATGGGTACACGATCCTCTGCCATCCAGACAGCGGCAGTGTGCCGGAACATATGTGGATGCACCTTGATGCCCGCCCTAGCTCCAGCCGCAGCGATCCCCTTCTTGATGTCCCCTAGCTTGTCGCCACGGAACTCGACCACGTACTCAGTCGTGGCCCCTTCCTTTGCCTCGCGCAGCGCTTCCATAGCCCGGTCGTTGAGTGCCACGGTTGCACGACGCTTGTTTCCCTTCTGCTCCCTGTCCTTCGGGTTGAGGTTCAGCAGGCGGCGGTCAAAGTCCACCTGTTCCCACTTTGTCTCCAAGATAGCGGACTTACGCCCGCCAGTGGTGACGCCCAGTATGCAGAACAGCTTAACATGGGGTGAAGCGCAGCCGTCGAGCAGCTTGCGGAATTGATCCTTGGTAAGGTGCGACACCTCACTGTCCGGTATCCCCGGAACATGCACCTTGGGAGCCTTGTCACCCTTGGCCCAGTGCAGGGCGGTACGAACAAGGCTCAGTTCGTTACGCATCGTGTTAGTGGCGCGCTTGCGCCAAGCCATATAGGCGAAACTCATAGGGGCGTCCACGTCATCGACGTTGATGTTAGCCCAGAAACCTTGTGCGGCCTTCCATGCCTCACGTTTACGCTTTTCGTCCCTCTTACCGTCTAGGCTGTCGAGGTACGCATTGATGACACCGCCAACGGTGTTGTCTGTGGTTATAGACCGTTCGGCCCAACGCTTGCGCGCCTTGGCCTCAGCCGTCGGCTTGTCCTGTGTGTCGAGGGTAAAGCGCTTGCGCCCACTCCCCTCGTGCCAGAACATGCAATAGGCCCATTGCTTGGAACCATCGCTCTTGGTGCGGGTTAAGCGGCCAATCTTGTACGACATTCGTATGCCTCCACGGCTGATCCCTTAATGCGCCACAGCTTGCCGCCTAGCTTGAAGCCTTCTAGCGCGCCGCTTTGCAGCAGGGTGTAAACGAACGTGGTGCTTGTGCCCCAGCGTGACGCTACGGCAGCTACGGTTAGAACTCTGTGTGGCATGGCGGTGCCGATGGCTCCACTCTGGTTAACGAATGGTTACGTCCAGCCACAAACCGCTGATGGGAATAGTAATATGCGGTGAAGTGTTCATAGTTTGAAGAATAGCAGCCGGTTGTACACAACCGGGCGCACCTCACTAGAGCACAGACAGGCCGTGGAGTGCCACGGTTGCCGCGAATACAGCGGCCCAGCATACTAGGGCAGCAGCCAGTATAATTCTGGCACGGCTGCCAACAGACATGCCGCTGCTCACGCCGCTATACCTAGCGACTTGGCGAAGGCCATGCGGTGCTGATTGCACAGGCGGGCAGCCTCAGCGCGGGTCTTGCCTTGGCCGATCCACTCATCACAGAAACGGGCGACCCAGCGGGCGGTGGCGTAGCCGCACCATTCCCGGCCAATGCGGTAGCGATTGTCAGGCTTCTTCATCTGGAGCCTCCCCGGCCAAGTCGGCTATGATTTCGTTGCCAAGCTCAATGAGCCGGTCACGGATGGTCTTTCCATGCTGCTCCATGAAGGCGACAGCATCAGCCACATGCTCAGGCACGTCCGCCGTACTGAACTCCACAACGACGCGCAGCACCTCAGTTCACCGTCAACGGATCGACGGTATCAGCGGCAGCAGGCTTCGCCTCAGGCAGCTTGACGGCCAGCACCCGCAGGTCGGCCAGCGCATCCCGTGCTTCGGGCGACAGCTTGGCGTTCTCGTGGGCAGCCCGCTTGATAAGCGCCTGCACCGCCTTGGCGAAGCTGGCGTCATCGAACGCCCCGGCCTGCACCTTCTCCTCCACATCCCAGAACGGGCGGGTGAGGGCGAGCGCCGCCTTGTCCATAAGCGCCACCTCGTCCATCCGCTCGTCGGCCACGCACAATTTGCCCGTGAAGTGCCCAAGTTTCTTGTCGAAGGTAAGGCGCACGTTGCTGTAGTGGGCGAACCATGCGGCCAGCGTCTTAGCACGGGCAGCCTTGCCCAGCGCATTGGTGATGCGTTCCGCAATGGAGGTGTCACCGTGGATAGCAGCCGTGTGCAGCGCACCAATGGCAGCCGCATGGATGTCAATGTCGAGGGTCTTGCTGCGACCGGCGATGGACTTGATGAGCGAACCCACCTTGTCCTTGTCGTACATGTTGCCTTCCCTCAGGGTAGCAAGCTTGGCAGCAACGGCAGCGTTAAATTCAACTGTCTTGGTCATGGCTGAAACTCCACAAACCTAGCGGAAGCACTAGGATTGAGGAGCGGTATTCAACCGGGCAGTAACTAGTCGACTGTCATCATTGCTGGGCCTACGGTACCGTTGGACTGGCGTTCATCCGCTACCGCTCCTCAATGCTAGTGCCTCGCCCTTGTATCTTGGTCGTCGTCTCTCACCCGACAACTAACAAGGGCAAAGCAATTAGCATTGCTTGTTGATCGAACATGACGGTGTGTACGTCACTCGTATCTGGTTGCTGTCCGCCCTACCTGTAACTAGGCTTTCCACGGCACTAAGGTGTCACCACCTTGCTATTCCCTACCGTTGGCACTCCTCAAGGATCAGGTGTCACCCGTAAAGGATCAACCGCCACCCTGCATCTGCTACGTCCAACATCGGCCCACTGGCCTAAGGATATTACATAGATGCGGCTATGTCCGCCTAGCAGGAGAGGCTAGGTACTCATTAGGCAAGGCTTAAAGCCCGGTTGCGTTGTGTCCTAAGCATGTAGCTATCAGACGTTAGTGTCAATCCGCTAATTGCACCTGCCTTAGCACCTCATTATGCACAACTAGGATGATCCGGCTTTCATTGGGTAGAGCCTAGCAACTAGGTTATCCCGTCTAGCTATTCGATCCCGTACCGATTGCGGTAGGCGGAGGTTCAAGGCGTTGGCTGTAAGCCGCTTGATGTCCCTTATCCTAGAGGCTTATTCGCTAGTGTCAATTAGCTAAATGCAATTTCTTACAGATAAGGATTGAAGCCTGTTGTTTCCTAGCGGTTCCAGCCGTTACCTATCCCTATCTGTACCCTATGCGGTCCCTATCTGGTTCCTCATAGTGTCTGATCCTGTTGCTATCAGCCTGCTATCCCGACGGTGCTATCATCAGGGTTTCATATCTGGCTGTACCCTATCGGTATCATCTATCGGGTATCCTATCATGTACCATCAAGGGTTCCCAATCCCGGTTCATATTCCGGCGGGTTCATTCAATGGGTTTATCAGGGATCATCCGGGCAAATAGATGCAAATGTTCCCTTGTGCTATACGGTACTAAATCGATTAGGCGTTGAAATGAGATAGATACGCCCCTTGCATACAAGCCCATTGACAATGGTTATCCAGCCATTACAATGACGGAATACCAGCCAGTTAGCCATAGGGGTACACTGCCGGAAACCCAAAGGGTTCAGCATCGGCAGCAGCCATGGACCCCATGGGGGAAACCAACGCACACTTCGTCGGAGTTGGCCCTTCGCGTAACCACACCATTTTCAGGTCGTAGGGCATATGGGTCCCATAGCTGTCACCGGAATGGATACCGGGAGGGAGCCATGGGAGTTATCCCTTACTTACGCATTTCAGCCACCCAAGTCCTAAGACTCGCCTTATCAGCATTGCACAGGTGGAGGTCCTTGCGGGCCTCTTTGACGGCAACAGCCATGTCGGCATTGGTGTGTACGGGTACAACCGTTTCGGGACAGTCCTCCAGCAATGCCGGGGGTGGCCCAATGAACTCAGTCCTGCCGCAGGCTGTCAGCGACAGCATCAGGCACAGGGGTACTAGCCCAATCCGGATTATCCCGCAGGGCCTTATCGAGAACAGCACGAGACTGTACCTCCTTAGTGATAATGATGGTTCGGAGTTTGTTGCGCTCGGACAACGCAGCGGCATCAGCCGCCCGCGCATCACGCAGTAATTTGACTTCGCCCTCAGACGCCCTCAGGGCCACCGTGGCAGCCGAAAGATCGTCTCTGGCACTCCGGGCCGCGTGGACCCAGTATGCGATTGTGAGTGCGGCCAGCAGGGCTGTCATTGCCCCCAGCGCGAGTTTCCAGCGCCCATCCTTGCGCAGCCACCCGGCGAGGACAGACAGCCCTCTACGGACAAATCCCCAACAAATCGTAAACAGCTTGAGCATGATTGTCCTATCGGCTCAGAATGGCAGGCACAGCCCCGCTGAGCGCCATCTGCGGCTCCGGGCGGTACAGAGTCAGGAAGAGGTTTCTTTCGTCCCTACGGCGCTTAATAAGCCCCGGCAGTTTGACGAGCTTGCCGTTAACGCGGGCGTTGGCCCACTTGGGGAACTCATCGGCTGCACCGATATAGTCCCTAGCATTTAGCTTGCGGGCCATGGTCGATTTGCAGAACTTCGGGACGCCTACGTTAAAGGCGAAGGATACCACCGCATCCCGCTGGTTGGGGGTGAGGGGTGCCTTGATGCACTTCTCAACGCCAGCCCGGTGGAGGGCGATGTCCTTGAGCAGGATGTCGTTGCATCGCTCAACGGTATAGGTCAGCCCTAGCTTCACCTCAGGGCCAGTGTGGCCGTAGCAGATGGTGGGGATGCCTACAGGGTCAAGGTATGCCTTGGTGCGAAGACCCTCATGGGCCTGCACCATAGACACAGCCGTCGCCCCCATGATGGCCGCAGCCACCACAGGGGTAATCAGTTTCTTGATAGGTTACTCCTTAGAAGGGTACGCTAGAGCCGCCGTCCCGCGCCCACCACTGAGACAGGGTGAGCACGTCTAGGACGCCCGCATCCACGCGGCCTTTCAGGTAATCCATGAAGGCGGTGAAGTCTGCGGTACTGACGTTAATAGAGCCGCCGCCCGGAAGAATGTCGTGCATGTAGCACATGCCCGTCATCTGGTTGGCGATGATCTTATCAACCCAAGCGATCATGTTGGCCGAGGTTTGCGAGGTGAAGCCTCTGCCCGGAAGGAGCAGGCCACGATCCCCAATACCAAACCGCGAATGGAAGCAGTCCACTGGACCGCCTGCCGTGGTGGTACGACCAGACTTGAAGCCCGCAGCCTTGAGGGCGTCGATCAGCTTGTTGCCATGGAATGGGCCGGAGGCGTCAACGAACTTCATCGCAGTGGTCTGCGCTGGGACCGGGTTAGACAGGATGACAGTCGTGCTATCGGGGACCGACGACACTACCGTTCCGGCAGGAACATTCAGTCCGATGACCCGCATCCCCGCAGCGATACCAGCGGTGGAGGCCATTGACACGGTGGTCGTGGTGTTACCCGTTACCGCAGAAGGGATGACCGGCATAGCGGACGCCATGAAGACACCGTTCGGGTAGCAGAGGTGCCAGCGACCGGCACCTACGATACCGTTGGCGTCGAGCGCAGCGTGCATAGCGAGCAGTTCAGAGACGCAAGCCGCAGGGTTTGCCCGCGTGGTCATCACGCTGTCGTCGTTGGTACCGTCCAGCGCCACATCCCAGCCTGCCGCCTCGAACGTGCGAAGATCAGCCCAGCTATGTCGGTTTGCCTGCCCGATGACGGCGGTAGGGATATAGAGCGAGCCTACCAGCCCCCGCTCTTGCATGACTGGCAAGCCGATCGTTAGCTGACCGGGGCGAGCGTCGTCAAAGGTGAGGATAGCCGTTGGCCGTCCGCCTGCGTTTCTGACAAGGCAGTCCACGGAGGGGGTTGAGGCATGGGGCGTAGTAGAGCTTGGGTTCATGCGAACGTCGAGCTGGCCTGCACCCAAAGCTGTCAGGGCAGGGACATCAGCGATGTTGAACGAGTGCCAGAAACCGCCCGTAGCTACGAAGGTGGTCGGTGAGGATACGGACTTAGGCCCAGTAACCTCCGAAACGGTCTGGTAGGTGCCAGATCGACCAAAGCGGGTGTCCACGCCGGTACAGGTCTGAGCATCGTAGTCGGTACCCAGTTTGGTGTACACGGCGACGACGCCCATTGTTGCTGGGTCCAGACTGGCGATGTTCGTCTTGGTCGCGTTGGGCAGGCCAGCCGCTGTACCATTGAACTTGAGCAGGCCAGAGCCTTGAACAGGCGCGGTCGCGTCGATGACGGTCGTACCGTTCAGATCGGTGAAGCCGGTCTTGCTCTCGAACCCTTCCAGCAGAACGGGCGCAGGGAGGACCACCTTGAGCGAAACGGCGTCCGTCAGCACTCCTGTACGGGTGCCACGGGCTACCAGTCTGAAACCAGCGTCCGCCTGCGTAGAAACGTATGTGCTTCCAGTCGCCCCGCTGATCGCGACTTTCGTGCGGTCGCTCGTGAGGGCTTCGCGGTACCACTGGATACCAGTCATGCCAGCGGGGGCCGAGTAGGTCTGGCCGACTGAGCCGTCTGTCGTATATGTCGCTGCCCCTAAGGAGCGTAGCGCGGTAACGGCTGCTGCCAGAGCACCTGCTGCTGTTGACGCTGCCGCGAAGAACGCGGACAGGGACGTTGCAGCGGGATGCTTACCACCTGAGTAGCCGGTGGCCGCTACCTGTAGCTGGCTAATAACCCGTGCCACCGTGGCCCGAAGCTCATGGCCGCGCTTGCCGATACCGGGACTTGGGAGTTGATCGTCGCGCATCAGGCAGGCTTGATCGCGTCAGCAGCCGCCTTAGCGGCGTCGAAGAACGCAGCCAGGTTGGTCGCAGACGGGTGCTTGCCCTGCGGATAGTTGCGGGCAGCAATTTCAAGCTGGCTGATCGCTTGTGCGGCGATGCGGCGCAGATGATGGCCCTTGCCCCCGATAGCCGGGGAAGGAAGGTCAGTTTCACGCATGTAGAACCTCGAAGGTTGCAGGTCGCGTTAGCGCCTGTATTTGTTGAATAGGGAGCCACCACGACCAGAGCGGCTGCGGCGTTCTTTGTTTTGGTGCAGGGGGTCACGCAGCATGTCGGCAAGCTCCCTCTCGCGGAGGCGCTGCACTGCTGCATCTTGGTTGATGGCAAGCTGCTGGACCCAGTACCGAACAGCCCCTTCAAGGGCGTCCAGTCTATCGTCGTGGAACAAGCTGCCCTTATCGCGGGTGATCTTGCTCATCTGGTGGAAGATGGAATAGAGGGCGCGCTTAGACGCCTCGTACCGTTGGGACGTGTCCCGATCTTCTTCGACGGCAGCCTCATTGAATATGAGCGCGCCACGGGCCATTACTGGCTCCAGCGTCTCGATAATCCTAAGCTCTTTCTGCCCGGTAACGAAGTCCTCATCGACAGCGCACTGATGCTCTTTGCGGAGGATCGGGAGCCACACCGCTGCGAAAGCGCCGTAGCCCATGTTCTTTTCGATGATGACGCGGTTTACCTTCCAGTTGGCTGCCAGCTTAGCCAGCGTCTCCATCTGCTCGATACCGTAGCCACCGGGGATGCCGCCGCAGGACAGCACATAGACGTTCCCGTTTAGGAAGCCCGTGATAGCGTAGGCGGTTTCGTCCCCGTTCTTACCGCCACCGGCAGGATCAACGTACATGACGATACCCTGTAGGGGTGCGGTATCTTGCGACACTTCGTGCGGGGTGTTGATCTTGTAGGCAGCGCTGTGGACGGAAATGTCCTTGAGGCTACCGCCGCCGTATCCACGGGTAACAGACAACGGGTAGCGGTTGCCACCCAGCCGCATAAGAACAAGGTCGTGGACCTTGAGCGGATACCGGAGGGCGTCAGCCAGCCGGGTGTTAAGCATGTGTTGCAACTGGAAGAAGGTCGGCCCTTGGTCGAGTTCCTTCTTCTGCAACACCTCCTCAGTGAGGTAGCCGGGGTCGATAGGTCGCCCCTGATCGCCCAACATGCCGCCGCCGAAGGCAAGGCCGGGATCGGCTGCCAAAGCGCGGGTGATGAAGGGGGCCAGCATGTCCCCGTAGTTTTCTGCCTGCTCTGCGGTCGGGAAGCGACCGGGCCAGATGCGGATACAGAAGCCACGGGCAGGGAGGGTGTTGTAGATACTCTCCATGCTCTGCGGCGTCCCCAAATAGAGGATGCGGCCCAGAGCGCAGATAGAGGTAAAGTCGCGGGTTAGCTCCAGCAGCAACTCCCGCATCATTGCGGTGCGGCTGTTCTTCTGGCTCTCGATGTCGTCCGCGATCAGGAGGTCTGCGCGCTTACCCTGCATGTTGCCGGTGATGCCGACGCAGGCCACGCTGGGAGACTTGTCCACGCCCTTGAGCGTGTAGTGAATATCGAAGGCTTCAACCGAGGTGCGGTCCCCATTGCTGGGGTCTGGCCGCAAGCACTCCAATTCATCCATCGTCATGATGATGCGGACGATAAGGGTGCTGATCTCGTTGGCCTGTGTACCACCGGCTGAGAGGATCAGGACGCGGTGGTGAGGGTTATGGATCAGGGTGTACACAGCGAAAGCCGCTGCGATGGTGGTCTTAGCCTGCCCGCGCTGGGCCTGTACCATGAGGTACTGCGGCCCATACGCGATGAAGCTCCCGATGTCCGCCTGTACCGGCGAAGTCGGGAAACCCAGATGGTCCATCACGTCCTCTAGGAACGGGCTGAACTCTGAGTAGAACTTCTGGAGGGTTTCAACTTGCTTCCACCGGACAAGAGCCTGTTCCGTGCTCTCGCGGCCTGCCACTCTAGTTGGGCAGACCCTGCGTGAACTTCATGCGGTCGCTCATGTCTGCGGACGCCGCAGCGAGGTCGAGCTTGTTTGCGCGGTTGGACTTCTTGGCGTTACGTTCTGCCAGCTTGGCCTCAAGCTCACCCACTGCGTTGTCCTTGGAAGGAGCGCAGGTGATGTTGTTGTCCTTGAGGAACTTGGCAGCCGCCTGTAGGATTGCTGCACTGGGCGGGAGCCGCTTCGCAGGGACGACAACTTCGTTGCCTTCCTCGTCGGTATCGGTGTAGCCCGGCAGTTCTTCGCCCTCTAGGGCTACGGTGAGGGCGGCTGCAACCATGTTGTGCAGTTCGCCCATGATAATTTCATCAGCCGCCATTACGCCGTTTCTTCATAAAGTTGTACACCAGCACTAGCGTTTGCAGGGCGGTGTAGATTAGGGTGGCAATCAGGACGTAATCGTTGAGGGTCCAGCCAGCAGCCGTGGCGCCGGTTACGGCGAGCGACGGCGTGGCCCTAGTTGCAACAGCGATATACTCACTGCTGTTATCTGCAAGGCTCATTTACGATCCGCCAATAACCGCGTCGATAACAAGGTATTCCCCTGCTTCCGTGTTGACTTGCGCCTCTAGGGCGGCCTCGCTGGACGCCTCGTACTGCGCCTTAACTGCGCCGTCCTGCGTATAGACGGTGCCTTGTATAATCATCTTTTCTGCCTTGTTACTTCTAGGTCGGTTCCGGCGACCGCCGAAAAATTACTCGCGCCACCGGAGGGGTAAAAGCCTAGCAAGAATGTGTGGGTACCGGGTTGGTCAGCCACTGCGCGGGCGCGCACAGGTAGGGTCAAGTAGGTTGCGGTGTTCCCGTCGCTATCCAGTTTCGTCTGCTGCCTACGGAGGTCGTATGTATAGCCGTCTGGCTTTACGTGCCTCACGATGACTTGGCCGGTAAGGTCGTTGTCAGAGTAGAGAGAGAAGTTAGCGTCGAACCGTAGCACCTCGCCCCACTGAACGTCTGGGACGGACACGGACAATACCATGTTGTCGATAAACTTGGTGAGTACCGCCGATGAGCCGAGGGTGGCCCAGATGGAAGCGCTTACGGCTTCGGGGGCAATCTTTTCGGTTGAGACTGCTGAGCCTGCTATCTTGAACGTATCCACGGATAAGTTTTGGATATGCGCGTTCGTGATAGAAGCGCTCTGGATGTGCGCGCTTTTGATGAAGACATCAGTGCCGATCATCTGGAACGGGAAGGCAAACTGGTTAGTACCAGCAACCTTGCGCCCCAGAGCGAAGCTGTCCACGTCCACGATCATGGAGCCGGTAGTACCGTTGCTGTGCAACCGCCACCCAGACACGAAGCCGTCGATGTTGATGGTCAGGCCGTATGTCGCGTAGAGGGAGGTTATGTAACCAGTATGGTCGGCTTGCACCGAGGAGAGGGTGTTTATCGTCCCGGTATGTCCGCCGACGGTTGCGCTCAGCGCCGAAAGGTTCGATGCGACGGCGCTTACCGCGCTTGTGCGGGCAGTAACCTCGTTGGCGATGGCGCTACTGTTGGCCCCCATGGAACTGTCGATACCGCTAAGGCGCGTGGCGAGGCTGGTAGAGCCGTCAACAAATACCTTGCTGCTATCTAGGATGAAGGCCGTGCCCGCGCCGTTCTTAGCGCCCATCAGGTTGAATGTGGAGGCTAAGGCATTGTCGCCGTTTACGCGCGCCGTCTCCTCGCTCTGGATAAGGGCGGAGGTTTCGCCGCGCAGCGTGGCGGCCAAGCTGGCTCTGGCGGAGGCCTCAGCGGCATCCCCATTGGCACGGGCAGTCTGCTCCGCGCTGATCGCCGCCGTAGTCTCCTCGCGAAGGGTAGCAGCAAGCTGCGTCCTAGCCGTGGCTTCCGCGTTGTCCGCATCGACGCGGGCGGTAGCCTCAGTCTGAACAGCGGCTGCCGTCTCGCCACGGAGGGTTGCGGCTAGGGAACTTCGGGCGCTCGCCTCTGCGATGTCCCCGGCGATCCGGGCCTGTGTCTCGTCCTCAATCTGGACTTCCAAGGTGTCGGTCGCCGCGTCCATGGTGAAGAAGCGATCAGCCAGTGTGGCGTCCTCATCCACCTTGACGCTATCGGTATCGAGGATGAAGGCGAGGCCGTCCGGGGACTTGGCCCCTATGAGGCCGATTGTGGCGGCCATGGCCGCATCCGCTGTGGTGCGGGCGCTCGTCTCGTTGACGATCATGGTAGCCAGCCCCTCGTCGGCACCCTCAGCGAAATCCGTGAAGGCGTCCACGACCGATACAAGCGCGTCGTGATCGGTGCGGAGGTTGGCGAGGCGGCTATCTAGCTCGTCGTCGCGCAGGGCCTGTTCGATAAGGCTTTCGCCCGCAGTCGTCAGGTCCTCTGCGATCTGTCCGATGTCCCCAGCCTGATCGGTAAGGAAGTCGTGCAGGCTACCGCCGTTGTGCTCCAGCATGGAGGTGTCGGCTACGCCTGCGCCGCCAAGGAAATTCTTGCCGACAATCCGCCCGTCGAAATCAACGGTGACAAACTTGCCGCGCAAAGTGGAAGGCACGGGCCAGCCTGGAGCTTGTTCGCCCACGGGGACCATGATGGCTCGCGGGGCAATCTCTCCCAGAGCACCTTCGCCACGATCCAGCGCTTCCGCTGCGATGAACACGGCTTGGCGGGCGTTGCGGTCTAGGTTCACTTCATTGATGACAGCCGCGTCCACAAAGTCAGCCAGTGGCTCAACCTTTGGTGTCTCGCGGTAGATGGTCAGCTTGTGACCTTCGGGGACAGGTGGGTTGATGACAACAGTGCTGTCACCGGCCCACGCTAAGTCTCGCGGAGTGACGTTACCCACAAGGTCTAGGACAACGGCTTTAACGTGGGAGCGGTCTATGTAGCCGCCTGCGAAGTTAATCTCCCAGTTTACCTGTAGGCCGGTGCCAGTAAATTCGTTTATACTGTATCTATAGTTTGGGTCAGCCAGTTGGCCGATCAATGCCATGTTGGCTCATTCCTTGTTTACAGTGTGCTATACGGTACCAATTCAGTTGACGGTACCAAATGAGATATGCGAGGAGGCGGCAACCACAGGGGATACCTATGATTGCCGCCATCGCTTTAGCCGCTGCCGCCCTCGCCACACCGATCGCCAGCATGGACTTGCTCTGCACAGTCGTGAGTTCACAGCCAGCAAACCGCCCCGCGCCCGGTCGGGTGGATCATATCCGGGTGGACGGTGCAGCAGGGAAGTGGTGTGTAGAACGGTGTATGGACACCCTGCCCATCAGCGTAACCGAGAACAAAGTTTGGCTGGTGCATCCTCAAGTCATTGAGGGCATCAAGGTTCTAGACAGCATTAATAGAAGGACCGGAACGCGCGCCTTTACCATAAGCGGTCGCCCTGAGGCAGCGCGTTCCGTGATGTCCACTTGTGAGGTCAAGCCTTTTAGTGGCTTCCCCAAGCGTAAGTTCTAGTCGTCGCCTGCGGCGTCAATCGCGGTACCGACACCCGTAACAAGCGGAACCATGTATGGCAGGTTCGCGCCGGGGAGCGCTTTCACCAGCTTCTTGGGGTTGCCCAGCACACCTTCGTAAAGGTCCTGCGCCAGCCCTACGCTGGGGGCGACGACGCCGCCAATCAGTTGGCCCTTGCCTTGCCCACGTCCGCCCGCGAATGGGATCGTCTCTTTGTCGAGGATGCCCCAGCCCGCTGCGGCGCTGGTGCCGATGTCGAGGATGTCCCCAAGTACACCCGACGACGACGCATAGTTAAGCGTGGCCCTACCGATGGCCATGGGGTCAAGCTGTTCATCAATGAACTGTTTGCGCTTGTCCGCTTCCATGTTCTGGGCTTTCAACTGCACTCGCGCTAGATGGATGGGGACTGCGAAGCTCATCGCGCCCATGAGGTACGCGAAGGAGGCAACCGCCCCGTGGTTCGTGACGTTGCGGCCCCACTGCTTCTCTACTGATGTTAGCGAGAAGGTGCGGAACTGGAACAGCAGCTTGAGCAGCCCATCGTGCGCCCACGCCCCGGTTTCACCGATGTAGGTCCGCTGGATGATCTGGCTTGCGCCCCGCTCGACGGCATCACGGAAGCTCATCATGTGGTGGGCGTCCATGGTCGATTTGCGGAGGTCGAGGTCAACCAACTTCCCGTTCTTGAACGTGGCGATGTTGTCCATGTCTGCCAAGAACGCGGCCCGAACCTCCGGGGTAAAGCCCATGTCGGTAAGCGCCTTGTCGCTCTTGCCTGACTTGATGTAGCCGACCGCCTTGCGGACTATCTGCTCAGCCATGCCCCGCGTCTGCGAGGCGACAAGGATGCGGTGCCCTGAGGCTACGGCCTGCAAATGCCCAGCGCCACGAAGGGCGCGGGAGAACACGCCAACCCGCTCTTGGTTGTAGATTTGGATGTCGTTGTCCTTAACGTCGAACATCCGCTGTAGCTGATAGTCGTCCATGCCGATGTTGCCGCCAAGCGTCTCCAAGTCGGTGAGCATGTCGCGCTCTGCCGATGAGCCAGCAGCCTTTGCCCTAACAACCTTCATCATACGGGGCAGGGCGGGGATTGAGGCGAGTGCCCGCTGGAAGCCGATAGCGGGAAGCGCGTTGGCCGTCTCAGCAAATTGGGTGATCGCCATTGAACCAAGCCGCGCCGCGCTGGTGGCAACCCGGAGGTTGTCCATAGCGATGTGGTTGTGCGATCCAAAAGGCTCATTCAGGAACTCAGCGGAAACCTGATCCAGCGCCTTGAGGTCGTCGGGGCTTGCGCCCGTGACTTCCGCTGCGCGCCGAAGCTGCTTCAACCCGTGCTTGCCCATGATGCCGTGCTGCGCCAGTGCCACTTCACCGGATACCCGGCGCGCATAGCTGCGGTAACGTCCAATCACATCGGACACGAACAGGTCGGACAGCTTCTTGCCGTCGCCAATGTCAGCATCAAGATCAAGGGTGAGGCGGGCCTTGGTATGCGCCGCGCCACCACGGGAGTATTTCCCCATGATCTTCTCGATGTCCTCCGGGTCGATCCGCAGAGCCTCCAGCGTGTCGCGGACAATTGCCGCGCCCTCAGGGCTATGGACGTTGAAGGGAACATCGTAGGTACCGTTGCCCTTCTTGATGGCCCGGTCCAGATACTGCTTCGCCATCTTCTTGGCGAACGCCGCGTCATATGCCTTGGTTTCTACCTCGCCTGCCTTGTTGATAAAGCTATAGTCGTTGAGTTCCCTGAACTGGCCCTCAAGAACCTCCACCACGCGAGCATAGGCCTTAGGTGTCTCCTTGAGTCGGATCACGGCCTTTACGTCTAGCAAGCGCGGAAGGTACCCGCGACTGGTGCCGGGGAGGCGGGCATGGCCCACGGTCCCTGCGGCGATCTGCTCAAGACGCATCTTCTCAAAGCCACGCTCCACAGCATCAGCAGCGCGCTGTACCGCCGCATGATCGTCAAAGGTCTTGCCGGGTACAGTGCCTTCGCGGGCCTGCACCTCTGCGGCAACCCGGCGATCAAACTCGCGGCGAGCATCCTGCGACCACAATTCCTGTAGCCGCCCCTTGCCCTCAGACTTACGGAACAGGTCCGCCATCGTGTCATACTCGGACACCTCCTGCATATAGAGGCGTTCACGGACGGCCTTGGACATTGCTGCCGTGCGCCGCCTCCCACCGGCCCCTGTGGTGCCCTCAAGGAGAACACGTCCAACGGCGCGCATGACGACGCTTTCGCTATTGAGCAGTCGAAGTCCGGTGCTCTCCTGCCCGATCCGGGCGAGTACCGTCTTGGTGCCTGCGGTGATCGGGTTGGCGCTGTCGATCGCTTCGGCGCGGGCGATCATTTCAGCGGACAGGCCGCGCTCAGCGTCGTCGGGCATCTGGTGCAGATTGTGCCGCGTCTCGACATCCTTGCGCTTGTCGGCGCTACGGGTGAGGGCGGCTTCTGCGTCCGCCGACAGCAGCATTTCGTTGTCGGGGATGGGGGCCAGAGAGGCTTGCACAAGGTCCCGGTGCTCAGCCTGCCGCAGGCGGTTTACCTCCTGAGTGACCGCCTGCGGGGCAGCATCGGGACCAAGGTTGGCGATGGCGCGATCCTGCAACCCGCGCTCCGCAACCTGCGCTTCCCGAACCATCCCGGCGAACTCTTTAGTGGTCCGCAGACCCGTCAGCGCCGCTCCAGCGCCCATGCCGATGATGCCGTCAATAACATAGTCCCGTGCATGGATGTCGCCGCCTGAGGCGTCCAGCGCGGCTGTCACCGCGAGATTCCCGGCGAGGCCGTCCACGGCGCCAGCGGCCACTTTGTTGGCGATCCCGAAGCCCTGCACCAGCTTGCCTGCGCCAGCGGCGGCTACCCATCCGGCTGGATCGACAAGGTTGGTCGCGAGGTCGAATGCCCAGCCGGTACCGTTGCTATTCTTGATCGCGTCACGGGTGCGGCCCGCCTCGATGTCCTGCTGGATAGCCATAAGGTGGTCGAAGCTGGTGGCCTCAAACATCCGATCCATTTCGTCCTGGCTCTGCGCCCACCCCTCGATCTGCTCATAGCCCGCGAGGAACTGCTTATGGAACTCAGGGTTCTCCGGGTACTTGTTGGTATCCATGGACCGGATCAGCTTGTTGAGGATGAAGTTGTCATCCACGGCAGCCAAGGTGCGATCAATGAAGCCGTGCTTGGCGTTCTCAGCACCCTTTGCCGCATCGGCCGCCGAGGTGGCCTCAACGTCCGACAGGTCCCCGGTGTTGCCGGGGGTACGCGCTGCGGGCATCCCATCCGGGCCTAGGAGGGCAGCGACGTGCGCCGCCCGCTTATCAACCTTGTCAGGCTTATCCGTGAGGTTCGGCCCTAGAGGCCTGCGACTGCCCAAACTGTCCGGTGTGGTGTTGAGCCAGTCGATGTCGTCCATGGACACGCCGGGGGATAGCGCCGTTGCGCCACGCTGCGTAACCTGCCGTATGACCGGCTTGCCCGTGACCCGTGCCGTGTAGGCGGCGGTCTGCGCCCCGTGCTTACTCTTGTCGGGGCCACCGATGTAGGCAGTGACTGCACCCTCCCAACTACCCGTGCGGCGCATGTCGTCCCGCAGATGCAAGGCCGAAACCTCTGCGGCCTGCTGGGGACCGGCGTATGCGTCGATGCCGTACTTCTTTAGGAACAGGTCACGCGTGTGAGGCATGATCTGGTAAACAGTGGATGCCCCAACGGGGGAGACTTGATCCGCGTTGGATCGCTCCCCCTTGGTGCGGATCGCCCGCATACCACCGGCAGGCAACCCGTACTTCTTCTCTAGCCCCGCCTCATAATCATCGTAGATGGGGTCGTTGTAGGAATGGCCTACCGGCTTGTTCTTCAATGCTTGTCCTTAATGTTTAACTGGATCAGCGCCAGCCTTAACCTCCCTGTTAATACGGGTGAGGCGATCAGCGGTGCTTTCGCCGGGGATACGGCGGTAGGGGTCAACGCCGTTGTACTGGCGGGTGGTCGATGGAGTAACCTTGGCTACCCGGCCTGCAATGTGCGTTTGGGCAGCGCCCCAAAGTTCTTTCCATGGAACTATGGCCGAAGTCGGATGTGCAGGATCGTCGGAGAAACTCTGGACAAACAGGACTGGCGTACCGTCGTCATCCTTCATTCTCTCAACCACCACCTCATCGCCATAAGCCCCGCTAGATACGCCCGCAGCCTTTAGCTTGCGGTCCACAATGCCCATAATCACATCGTCCGCATCCTGCGTTTTGAGGTGCAGCAACTCGGATAAGGGCCGGGTATTGGGTGCGTTCTGGATCATCAGCGCGCCGTAGCGTTCAAGCCTCCCATTCTTCACAGCCTGTTCCGTGCTCTGCGCCGTGATGGTCGCCATGGACAGGTTGGAGTTCTGTGAGGCGATAGTGTTCTGGTCCCAAAGGACGTTGGACATAACCCTCTTGGAGTGGGCGTTAAGCCCCGTGCGCTGGAATGGCATCTGCGTGTCGGTGAACGCCCACTTCCACGGCTCCTCGCCGTCAACTGCGGCGGTGATGGCCGAGGTGGCCTCCTTGCGCTGGCGCGGGTTCATCTGGGCACCGCTGTAGCGGGCAGGGTTCGTGAACGCTCGCTGATAGGCGAGGTTGTTACCAAGGCTGCCTTGCAGGTTGTCGAAGTTGAGCATCATCGGGTGATACTTGCCGAAGAAGGCGGCAGCCGCAGCAGGGTGCGCGGTGTACATTTTCTTCCACTCGCCGTAGGCCATGCCAGTAGCGTCGGTGTACTGATCACCTAAGCTCTGGCCCACCTTATTCTGCATGGCGTCCGACACCAGCTTGGGGACGTACCCGCCAACCCGATAGTTGCGGATCAGCGGCGTGAAGTTACCCGCGTTGTAGTCCTTCTGCGACAGCAGTTCGTAATCCGAGGACTTCCCGATGCTCATCGCCAAGGCAGTCTTGATGTCGCCGGTAGCGTACATGGCCCCGATCTGGGCGATGTCCTTGGCTTCCTCCTGCTTCTTGACTTCTATCTCGTGGGCCTGCTGATCTTCACGATCTTCAATCTGCCACTGGCGGCTTTCGGCGCGCTCATAGGCAGCCTTGGCCGAAGCCAGCGTTGACTTGATCGTACCGTCCTTGTCCTTATAGTCGAATATCTCGACATCAAACCCGGTGGCGCGCTTGACCGCTTGGTTGATGGCCTCCATCCGGTCAGCCATCTGGGCCGGGGCGAGGGTACCCTTCATTTCTTCCACGCGGAGCGATTGCATCATAGCCGAAATGGCAGGATCGCTCATGGCCTGACCGGCTGCCCGGTTGCCGTACTTGGTGATTTGATCTTCCAGCTTCTGCCGGTCGTCCTCATCCAGCACGTTGCCGAAGCCCCGGTTCATCATAAGCTGGACTGCGTAGCCGTTGCCCTTCTGGGCCGCTCCACGCATGAAGTCATAGATCGCGCTCTTATAGGTGGCGTCGTCCATGTCGGCGGGCTTAACACCAGCGCCGCCGAAATTGTCAGCAAGCTGGGCAAGGGCGGTGCTCTCTGCGTCGGAGGGGTCCGTCAGCTTGGCGAGGCTTACCGCCCCTGCCTGTAGGAACCCGGCGCTGCTGTCGAGGTTGCCCAGAAAGGCCTTCTTGCTCTCGCTCTGCTGCCAGACGTAGCGGGCCTTTGTGTGCGTTTCCACCAGTGGGCCAAGGCTTTCGAACACGGCAGCCTGCGTTGCCTGATCGGTGAAGCGGTCGCCGGTCTGGAGGCTCTGCATCTTATCA